ATGTCTTCTAATCCAGTTACTTTATACATATTTGGAATAACTATTTGAGCCCCTACCATATTTTGAGTAAATCCTCTATCGGTATCAGAAATTTCAAATTCCAATATGTGTGGTTTTTTAGAATCAAACTTAGCTCTACCTGTTGGTGAATATTGAATCGTTTCACCCATTTCAACAAATTCATTTCTATATGGTTCATACTTTATCATATCATCTAAAGATAAAATAAACTCATCTCTATCTGGTGCAATGTCCACAATGTTGTATTTTTGTTCTCTGATAAATAATTCTTCTAAATTAGCAGTATTGGTTTCGTCACCCTTTGATTTGTAAAATCTTGGTTTACCTTCATCGGTAATTCTTTTAACCTCACCATCGTAAACTAAACCACTTGAGTCAACATATATTGGTCTTTCTCTACCAGCAAGTCTTCTTAGAAATTTGTAAGTTACATCATATTCACCATCACGAAATCCTAAATCTCTTAAGTGTTGACCGACATTAATATCGATATGATTTCCTTCATCAACAAAGTCAACTTCATCTAAAGCTAAAACTTTATTGACTAACAAATTACCACCTGTATCGTAAACGTGTAACATCAAAAAGTCGTTAGTGATATCTCTACCAAAACTACTATATACACGAGTCGGTGATGAAAATGTGTCTCTTTCTTTTTGTGATAATCCGTATTCTCTTGCCATCTTAACTCTTTATGTTTTTGTCTATAACATATGGAAATCCAAGCTTTAACCAAACTTCTTGACCTTTTAGTGTTCTGTACAAGTGGTCTTCTATGATTTCATCATATCTTAATTTTTTTAAATCTTTCTTAATTTCTTTATATCTTTTCTTACTGATACCTCGAACATTTCTTTTTTTATTTAATCTAAATTCTTCCCAACCTTCGGCATTTTTATTTAGTTCATTTTTTCTAACAAACTTATATCTCTTTCTTTCACTTAAAAAGAATTCTTGTAGTTTAGCATTTAGTTTTGCTGTTGATGTAGACTCGTCTAATTCTTCACCATATATCTCACTAACAACTTCAACAAGATAATCTCTATTGGTAAGGATTCTTTCTACAACTTCATCACTAACTGAATCTCCTTCACCAGTATCATCATCATCCGAATCATCATCAAGGTCTTTTGGTTGACCATAATATGTAAACTCTGAGTCTAAGGTTCCGTTAAAAAAATATTGTGTGTTTGGTAATCTTACTTCTTGAAATTTCTCTTCAAGTGCAACTCCTGGTACATTACTTTCAAATGATACTAAATTACCATTTTCATCTCTTGGTGTAACATTGGTGTTTACTGAACCTGATATTTCTGACTTCTTAGTAATGTCTTCTATGAATGACTGATATTCATTTCTATCAGCATTAATCATATTATCATATAGTTCTGACTTTTTAGCTGCGTCTGATGGTAAATAAGGCATTTTATCTCACTACTCTAAATTCATAATTGTCATCATAGAAATTAATTTGTTCATCAGTTGTTCCACTACCACTAACTACCTTAACACAAAAACGATAATTTCTTTCTGCCTGAAATCCATTCATTTGAACTCTGAAAAAATTACCTGTGGAATCACAACTAACTTTTGAACCACTACCAAATGGTATAATTACTTCCTCGGTATCAGCATCTCTTACTTCATAATATATAGAACCACTTGGTAAATATTTTACTGAAAGTTCTGCTGGTGATGTACCAAATGTAGTAGTAGGATATAACTCTCTACCAACTAATCTAAATTTAACAATTGAGTTTTCTTTATACTCTGTTCTTAAATTTTTAAAATAAACTTTTAGATTTTCTAAATCTGTTGAACCCAATCCTGATAAACTTCCTGTTGACCAACTTGAATCGTCCCACACTGCTTCTAATTTAGGTGGATAGATTGTATGTGTTTCTCTACCGAAGTATTTTAAATTTCCTAACCTATCTGAACTAGCTTCATCTTTTGTGGTGTCACTACCTGAATTGTATGAGAATGTAGAGTCTGTTGGTGTAATGGATTGTCTCTTTATAATGAATCCATTGTTTGGATAAACTGATGATGAATAAACAAAGTTATTAACTAAGTCAGTAACATCTGCTCTAATATCTTTTTTGTCAAAAGTTAAATCATAAGATGAACTAACTTTATATTGACCAGTTTGTGAAGTAAACCAAGCACCCCCGTCAGTCAATACTGAACCCGTTACCCAAGGTGTTGATTGTTCTTCATCACGATAACGATAACTAGCTCCGTCTCTTGTAACTGGTGTATGGTCAAGTTTTCCTGTTCCTTGTTTCCAACTACCACTAATCATATATACAAAAATACTTTGTTCCGATTCAACCTCTTCTGATGTTGCATCAAATAAATTTAAATAATATTTTGCAGTAGAAGGAATCTTTCCGTCAATTATAGATTGTGATATGTAAGATAAGTCAAAGTCAATCAATATTCTTGATACATTTTGAACATTTCCATTATCACTAACAACTTTATTAATTTCTAATATTTCATCTAAACCTGTATTAATAGAACTCGTTGTTCCACCTGAATAAATTGTTGTGTCTCTTTTTCCAAATTCAAAATAATGCATTATCTATCTCCCACTACTCTTCCCTCAATATCACTATTAGGGAATTTAAGTTCAAATATACTTGGGTCCAATGAAGGATATATAACTCCATCTTTTGATGAAGAATTTATATCATATACATTTCCACTATACCCGTTTGCAACCAAGTGTTTATTTTCTATTAAAATTAAATCTTTATTAGGATTGTTAGTTTCTGGTGGAACCAATGATACCACTCCGTCCACTAATGAAATTTGATAAGCTAAATCACTTAATACTATTGGTTGATTAATTTGCCATTTATCAGTAGAGAAAAATTGTTTTACCTTTTGTATTGCTCTAAACAACACATCATTTTTGTTAAATCCTCTTTTGACAATAATATTAAATTTAACCCCAACATTAATAATGTATGCGTCTTTAAGATTAATCGCATCTGTCAGTACTCTGTATTGTGATAAGTAAATTTTTAAATTTTCTTTCACAGCTCTATTGAGTCTTGTTAATTTTTTATTTGAGTCATATCCTAACAAATACATATTTAAAGCAAATGGATTTATATTGTCAGCATTTCTGTTGACTCTTTGTGCTATTCCATCGATAACTTGTAGTTGACCAGACTCTTCTAATTGTTCATCCTGAACAACAAACGCTTTTGATATATTACCATACTTTTGTGGTAATGAATAAACTCTTGTGATGTAGTCAGCTCTCGTTACAGCTCTGTTCTGTGCATTGAAATATGCTGCAGCGTTTTCTCTTATTTGAGATATAGTTTCCATAGAAGAACCACCTGCTGCTGGAGATTCATTAGTTACTGATAATGAAGTTTCTGATGCAGCCTTTAGGGTAGCGTTTAAATTTTCAGTTGATATCGTGTAAGACTTTCTTGAAAATGAATTGATAGTTCGTGAACCAACATTGTGGTCTATGGAACCACCATAATTATATACTACCGTCAATGTAGTATTACTTGGTGCTAATCCGAATGTTTCTGTTTTCATAAAATTAGTCGGGTCAAATGATTCGTCTAACTTGGACACACCTTGTCCTAATCTTGAACCCACATTATCTGGATTTGGAATTATTTCTTCATCTGCATTATCACTAATACCTGAACCAAATCTTATTTCAGTTTTATTGTCTTCTCTAACATAAGTTGTAAATCGTCTTGCTGTCTTGATTAACTTTAATAAATAAGGTGTATCATTTTGATATGGTGATAAACTCGGGTCATTAAGACTTGTATTTTCCATAGAATCAAATACAGTATCTTGAGCTAAGAATGGAACTTGATACCAAGTATTTCCATCACTATCCGTTACTGATATAATTTCTGTAATTTTATCATTAGATAAAACTATTTTATCAAACTCTTTAGCATTAGTAAATGAAAATGATTCCGATTCTCTTTTACCAGAAAGTGCTAATCCCCTTTTAGTAAGTTTGTAATTAGTAGGAACATTTCCTGCAGATGGGTTTAGGGTTTCTACTACCATTGTATCCAATGAACTTGAAACTTTAAAGTTAATGTCGTCTAATAAAGTGAATGTAGTTCCGTTAGAAGATTCAACAGTTGTTCCACCACTTAAAACTCCAGCATAGTCTAAGTCTGGTTTAAATACATTACCACCTAAATCTTTTGCTGGTACTTCAACACTAAATGTTAATTCTACGGTAGCAGGAGTTGCTAACTTTGGTGTGTAACCATACGATTGTGCAATCGCTAATACATTTTTTCTTTCTTCAGCAAATTGTAAAAGTGTTTCTCTAAATTGATTATCTACATAATAATTCAATACATCACCTACATAAGATGCCATTTCAACAAACATCATACCTGGTGATGCTTCATTAAAGTCATTGTATTGGTTTGGGAAATAGTTTTTCGCAAACTCTATTAAGTTTTCTCTAATATCTGTAAAGTCTCTACCGAGATAATTTACTTCTTTCTTTACTATTTTTTTATTTGTCCCAAAGTCTGACATTTTTATTCTCCAATTCTAAAGTCAAAGTTTAATATTTCAATTGTATCTGGATTAAGCGGTACTGAATATTCTACTTGAACATTTAGTTGATTTCCATCTTGTGTTGTGAAAACACCATTAATGTTGATGTAAGATAAAAATCTACTGACTGATTCATTTATTGCTTCCTCTACTCTTTCAGGAATATTTTCACCTTGTTCAAACACTATACTTTTTAATTGACTACCGAAGTCTGGTTGCATAATCCTTTCTCCTGGCGTAGTTAATAATAAGTTTCTTAGATTGTGTCTTGACTGTTCTAATACCGTTTTTGTTTTACGAAAGAACCCTTGAGTATCGGTATAGTCCATTGGAAATCCTATTCCAACATTCTTATCTTCGTTTCTATCTATTTCTCTTACGCTTCTTGCCATTGTTTACCTTTATGGTCTAAAACCACCTTCACCTGATTTCTTCTTATTAATTGCTTTCATAAGTCCAGAGTAATCACGAGTCAATGCGTTTTGAACTTCTTCAGGAACTGCATCTACTGAAACTCCTGCTTTCTTGATTGTGTCAACTGCTCCCATTTCTCGTGCTCTTTCTTTATTACTACCCATACCTAAATCACCATAACCCAATACTTCTGCCATATTATCACTACCTAATATTCCACCTCCTAATGTAGGATACTCATCCATTTCAGATGAACCTAATGGTTTGGTTTGGTTCAATACTTCATTTAACACTTTGTTTTTTGTGTATTGTTTTTTAGGTTGTTTCTTGACTACTTTTTTAGGTGTAGGTTTAGAAATCACTTCTGATAATTTGATTTCTTCTTTCTCATTAATAAATATCTCGCTTAATTGTTTTTTGATTTCTTTACGAACAATTAATTCAATTATATTTTTTAATTTATCTTTGTTCATTTTTACTCCTGTTTTGTTAAATTTAAAATCTTCCCGTATGATTTCATTAGTTCTAAATCATTTTCACCTGTTGCGGTTTCTGATAAGTAATTTTCTATTTGAACAAACGCTCCATTTTCTCTTGCCTTAATTATATCCTTTTCTTTAAGTTTAGAACTTTTGAACATTGACAAAGTATCTTCTCCACCTGGTATCGATTGAAGTATATCTGATGGTACACTTTCCAATGTATTTAAAATAGCAGTTCTATCATTACTTTCAAGAGCATTATTTATAAGTTGTGCGTTTTCTAAAAGTGGTGCATTATCACTAACCACCTTTTCTAATTTTTTTATATTTTCATCAATACCTTCAGAAAAAGTTTGTATGTCTCCAACTATATTTTTAAATCCAGCTGGTATTGGTAATGAAGCTGCAATTTCTTCTGGAGTCTTTGTAGTAAGTATTTCTTTTTCTAAAAACTCTAAATTTAAAGTGGCTTCTATAAAGTTTTTTGCCCCTTCCAAACCTTTAACAATATCTTTTACTCCAGAAGGTAATGTTGCTGGATTAGATAATTTAGGAACTCCTAAAGTTAGTGCTTGAAATAATTTTTGTATTCCCATAGTTTGTTTTAAAAATCCAGACATATTTAAATCTGGAAATGGAATACCTTCTTTTGTTGCGTTTATAATTTTTCCGTTCTCTTCACTAATATCATTTACGAGTGTTTTAGCTTTAATTTCTACACCACCACCATCATTTGCTATTTGTATTCTTTCCCCTTTAATACGAACTGACTTCTTAGCAAAGATTGCAACATCATCTTCTGACGCTGTTATTAATACTCTACCTGAATTTCCCCATAATGTTGGACCTTCCCAGTCTAAATCTAAATAAGGTTTATCTTCTTTTCCTTTACCACGAAGTAAGTATCTTGATACTTTTCCAGAAGTCTTATCGTAATTCATATCAAGTAACTCACTATATTGTTGAGAACTTCTCAGTGTTAAAGAACTTTCCATATCAATATATGTTTCTTGATTTGATAACTTTATATAATTTTTTTCTGAACCAAATCCTTCTTGTTCTTTTGCACCTAATTGAATATAATTATCATACCTACCTTGTATTAATGTTTGTCCTTCTAAGTTAGATTGTAACAACTGATTACTTACTGATATATTTGGTTTAAATACATTACCATAAGGTCTTGACTTTACATCAGAACGCGTTTCATTATTGGTCTTGTTATCAAGAAGTGTTGGTGTACTTTGACCTACACTCTGATAATTAACCGACATATTACTATCACTTAATCTTGAAATATAAAAATGTTCTTTTTTGAATCTAAATCCTAACCACAACTCTCCAATCAATGGTGGTTGTGTAATGTTAGAAGTTGCAGGTAAAAAAGAAACCAATTCATCAACACTATCTCTCTGATTAGAAAATACATATCTACCTTTTACTTTTGGTGTTTCTAATTCTATGACTTCAAATACTTCTAAGTTTGCGGTTGTATTTGGGTCAACCGATTCCACATATACTTGTTTCAATACGCGGTTGAGTTCTGTTTTTGTTACGAACCCGTCTCCTGAAACAAACACATTTTGTAGTGATTGTTTACTTATCTTAGGCATTAATTTTCCTTACTGATTGAATTTTCTATTTCGTCTTTTTTGATTTGTAACTCTTGAACATCTGATTCTATTGCATTCATCAGTTGTTCTTTTTCTGCTTCTGATAAACCGAACTCATCTCCTGAATCCGATACTCTTTTTTCTGCTGCTGTAATTCTTTGAACGATTGTTGCCAACTTAACCAATTGTTCGTCGTTCTTGACATTGATTTCTAAGTATTCTTTTAACATAGGAATAATCTGAACGGCTGTATCTCCGTCTTTGATAAATCCTACCACCTCTTTCATTAGAACTTCTAATTGTTTTTTATTGGTGTGAGAATTATCGTATATGTCTTTGAAGACATCTGATAGGGTTTTTCCCTCGAATATTTCGTAGTCTTTTGCCATAGTTTTTACCTAACAATAAATATAAGACTATGAAAAAAAGGGTATATATATTTATATATCGGTTTATTTTTTTAATTTTACTATATAGTTATTATACGAGTCGGGGAAAAACCGACTTTTATTCATTAATAGGGGGAAACTAAAATGAAAGACACAATCAAAATGATTATAGATAGTGTATCTGGTTTAAAAGATGTACTATTACATATAGTCGGCTTAGGTGTTCTCGTACAATTAGTATTTGTAGGGGGATTCTTAGGTATTGATATTGTTAGTAATTTGATTGGATTGGTAAATTCTTTCGGAGACGCAGGATTTGCTGGATTCATATCACTAATCGTGATACTCGGATTACTTAACAAATAAAGGTGGATTCAAAAGGGCAGTAGAAATACTGCCCTTTTTTCTATGTGTTATTTACTTGCTTCTACTGAAGCTTTTCTATATTCTGTAACTAACTTTTTAACTTCACCAAGTGCTTTACGAGCTCTTGTTCCAGCGGCTTTATTGCCGGTGTTTACATTAGTTTGATGATTTGTTTCAAATTCTGTAAACAAATCACTTAGTTGTGAATATAGTTCATTGATATTACTCATATGTATATCCTCCATATTTATTAATCTAACACGATATTAAAAGTTTTATAAAGTTTCTAAATCCCACGAACCAGTCCAACGAGTTTCAATAGAACCAGTAGCCAGATAATTCTTTTGTAAATTGACGTGATGTTTTTTCATTACATTAATTACACGAGTAATGTGTTGAGTGTTTGAGTTTGTCATTTCTCTAATTAAAATATACAAAGCTTTCTTATTAAAGTTTTCAATGTTTTCTCTTTGTTCCATTAAATACAATACTGAATTAGCAACATCCATATCTTGTTTTCTTTTAAATACG